TGCAGGGTTGTTTCTAAGAGTAAGGAGGTCATTATATGGCTACCAGCGCAACCCCAATGGGTGCTGAACCTACTGATACTCTTAGTGCAAGCGGCTCTTTCACTGGAAAAGTCCGGCACATGAAGATTGCCAGCGGTTACGGCACAGCCATTTTTTATGGCGATTTCGTTAAACTAGTTGCTGCCGGAACGGTAGAAAAATCTGCTATTACAACAGCTGTCGTTGCAGGCACTGTTGGAATTTTTGTAGGATGCTCTTACACCGATCCAACTTCTAACCAGTTAACTTTTAACCAGCAATTCCCTGCTTCCACAGCAGCAGATGACATTATGGCATATGTTGTTGACGATCCTGATCTTGTTTTCAGGATGCAAGGTGATGGCTCTATTGCTCAGACAGGACTTGGAAACAATGTTTCACTAGTCAATACTGCTGGCTCGACTTCAATAGGTCGAAGCAAAAATGCGGTAGATGCGTCTACAATTGCTACAACCAACAGTCTACCAATGCGTATTGTTGAGTTTGTTGATGGCCCATCTAGCACAGTTGGTGACACCTATACAGACGTTTTAGTGACATACTTGCCACTAAGCCACGCATACGAAACCGCGCTAGGCGTATAAGGAGTATTAGAGAATGGCTATTTCAAGAGCGCAAATGCTTAAGGAACTCCTGCCGGGACTTAATGCCCTTTTTGGTTTGGAGTACGAAAAGTACGAAGATGAGCATACGCTTATCTATGAGACCGAAAGTTCAGACCGATCTTTTGAAGAAGAGGTTAAGCTGAGCGGATTCGGTGCTGCACCAGTAAAAAATGAAGGCTCTGCAATCTCTTATGATTCGGCGCAAGAAGCTTTTACTGCAAGATATAATCACGAAACCATTGCTATGGGTTTTGCTATAACTGAAGAAGCTATGGAAGATAATTTGTATGACTCACTGTCTGCACGTTATACCAAAGCTCTTGCGCGAGCTATGGCTTACACCAAGCAAGTTAAGGCGGTTAATCCTCTTAACAATGGTTTTACTAATTCCTATCAAACTGGAGACGGTGTAAACCTTTTCACCGCATCTGGAGATGGAGTTACAGGTGGTGATGGACACCCGCTAGTTAATGGCGGAAAAAACAGCAACCGTCCTTCTACAGCAGCAGACTTAAACGAAACGTCTTTAGAGAATGCAATTATTGATATTGCTGCATTTACTGACGAGCGTGGTCTGTTGATTGCTGCTAGACCTAGACGTTTGATTGTCCCCCCTGCTTTAATGTTCACAGCCGATAGATTGTTAGAATCTAATAATCGTGTGGCTACAGCAGATAATGATATTAACGCTATCCGAAATATGGGAGCAATTCCTGAAGGATATGCGGTAAACCATTACTTGACTGATTCAAATGCTTTCTTTGTCATTACTGACATTCCTAACGGGTTAAAGCATTTTGAGCGTACTCCTATGGAGACAAGCATGGACGGAGACTTTGATACTGGTAACGTGAGGTACAAGGCAAGGGAGCGATACTCTTTTGGAGTAAGTGACCCACTTGGAATTTACGGTTCACCCGGATCAAGCTAACGGATATGGGGGTGCTTTGCGCCCCCTTTCTTTCCTGACTAATCGTTTCACATGAAACATTAGACACTAGCCAAGACAGGAGAAATACATGGCTAATACTACTTTCACAGGTGCTGTACGATCTGAAAGCACCTTCAAAACTGTAAGCAAGAATTCAACTACTGGCGCTATTACTGAAGTTACTACTGTTGGTGATGGGCCTGTCAGTCTTTCTGACGGAGACGTAACGCTTACCAATGCAACTCATAGCGGCAGAATCTTACTTGTCCCTGATGGCGGCCAAGATAACACCTACACATTGCCAGCTCCTATTGCTGGGTCTGTGTTTAGGTTTATTTATGCTGGCGCAGCCGCTGATGCAACTGACGCTATTATTGTCACACCCGGAAACAGCAATTTTTATATTGGCGGTGTGACCTTATTGGATACAGATGGTGACTCAATCAGCAGTGTTTTTTCTAATGGAAG